AATGAAGATTAAGTACTTACAATATTCATCCCGGACCGTGAAGTGCCGGGATGAATTTAATATCATAAATATAAAATTAATTATGAGAAATAACATCTTAGGTGCGGTGGTCTATCTATCCACCGCCATAGTATTCGGTGGCAGTACTGCACTGCTGATGCTCTTTATCAAGGAGAACAGCGACCGTTGCCACTACTATAACGGCAAGTGGAACAAAATAGACTTGCTGTATGGAGTTGCCGCAATATGTGCAGGTATGGTTGTAAATCATTATTTGTTGAGGTCATGAAAAATCTACCCTGGCTATTAGTTGTATTGCTGGCCATCGCTTGTGTGGCGGCGTGGTTCCGCCGGCTCGAGCCTTTGCCGGCAGAAATACGTACCGAAACAAAGATACAGACGGTTGTCAAACTTGATACAGTTCTTATCTCCGCACCGATAGCGGTCTTTTGGCAGATATTGCCGAATGACACAGTACGTATAGGTGATACCTTGCTTCATCGCAAACGGGTTGTGTATGAAGATAGCCTGTATCGTGCGGTGGTGAGTGGATATGTAGACCCGCGACTGGATAGTATGCAGGTCTTTCCTAAGACGGTTTATCAGACGGTAACGAATGACATCTATCATCCGGTTCCCATCAAACCGAAGAAGAAGCGTTGGGGATTAGGGTTGCAGGCTGGATATGGGTATCCGGGCGGCATGTACGTAGGCGCAGGAATAAGTTATAATCTATTTGTATGGTAAGAAAGAAATTAACGATGTAGAAGTTGGTTTGTAGCTGACACTCTTTCGGGGCTTAGAGTAAAAAGAAAGCCCCATTTCCCTTCACTGTCTGCAAACTTCAAGGGAATAACAACACGGCAGTATTGTTTTGGGGCTTTATCCTTATAAACAACGCTTCCGTGTTTTTGTTTTCAGAACTTTTATGTTTTAAAGCAGAAATATGAAAATGAAGGAATTATATCAGACGGTAATGGCGGCGGTTTGCCGCCATACAGAAATAAGGGAGGTTGATATTTTAGGAAGCAACCGCGAAGAGTGTGTAGATGCCCGTTACATCTTAATCCATATTCTTGCTCACTTTTTGACGGATGAAGAGATAGCCGGGCAGACTAAATTGCCGCGTCAATCAGTTAATCGGATACGGAATAGATTTGCTGCTAAAACGAACAAATGGAGTATCCGTAACAACCTGCACGAAATTAGTTCAGAACTAGCTCACAATCCGCTCACGTCTTCTATAATAGCACATTGATTATCCCGTTCTTTGTCATGCAGCCTTATCGGGTTGCCTTGAAACAGTTTAAATATTAAAGTTATGAGAATTAAAGGAATGAGCGGTGAGGAATATAATGTCACCGGACAAGGACAAGGTAATTACAACACGGTTGGGGCTTCTGCCGGCATTGCATCTTTTTTGGGGCTGAATGCAGGGAATATTCTTGGCGGTTGCGGTAATGTGAGAAATGGCGGTTGTGCAGGCCCGATAGAGGTTATCACCTCCGAAGACAAACCGATAAGCCGATATGAGGCGGGAATGATGGATAAACTTGCAGCTAAGGATTCTGAAATATCCTTGTTGAAAGCCAACACCTACACAGACCAAAAACTTGCGGATGTTTATGACCGCCTACTGACAATTGTCAACAAGAACAAGGAAGACCAGAACGCAATCAATATGCAGCAGGCCGTATATAATGGCACCAATACCGCCACCTTAAGCTGTATGAAACAGCAGATTGCGGAATTGGTAGCTTTAAGCGAGCTTGTCGTTCCTCAACGTAAGGTTTGTGATACTGGATGTTGCGGTTGTAACAACTAACGCACAAGCTTATGTTTTCAAACGCTCAAAAATTGGCGGCTGTGCTCAATAAGTGGGCACAGCCTGCTATACAGGGATTACTTGGAGGACGGTTAGGGCAATTGCCGTTTATTGCAAATATAGATGCGAAAGTGCGTTCCACCGGTTGGGTCAGCCCAATGTGGAGCATTTCCAAAGAGATAGCTCCCGTACTGAACGGATTGTCCTCATCATTGATTGAACCTATGCTTGCAGGGTATCTGCAAGGAGTTCCGGATAACGCCATACCGGAACTGGCACATAAAGTCGTGGATGATGCTATAAAGAATGGGGGACTTTCGTTGTTTGAGGGAAAAATCGAGTTTGAGAAAGAAGATTTGGAAGAATTAAAATCGCTTCTTCGGTATAATCTGCCTATCCAGGACGTTCCTAATTCCTATGAAGTATTAACAGAAGAACCTATTTCGCAAGGTGAAGATGCGGAAGATAAATAATACAAAAAGACAATATCATGATTCAATTAACTCCAATTGCAATCGCTGCTACCAGCCAACAATACTTGGTTAATGTAGTGGAAAATCTGTGCCAGGCATATTGTGTCAATGCCGGAGCGCAACCCACCGGCTTGGTGAATTTTACAGTAGCCGACCAGTATACAGTAGGGACACAAACGATAGTAACCGTTAACGCGGCTTCCCTTGTTACTTATACTCCCAAAGGAAGTTGCCGTAGTGTTACCAAACAGTTCTTGGAACAGTTTAAGGTAGCATTTATCGGTACAGCCGGGGAAATCCCCTCAATCTCCATTACGCCACTTGTCACAAGGATTACGCCGGAAAATATAAAGTGCTGTAACCGTGCGTTTGGAGTAAGTCTTGCAACTCCGGTCACTATTTCCGCCACCTTTCCGGCTTGATTATCCGAACGCGCCAAAGAAAAAGGGGCGAAAAGATGTTCCGGTAAAAGGGGGAATAAAGAAGTATAAACCAGGGAGGACGAAAGCCCTCCCTTAAAAATATTATTATGAAGACAAAAGATGAAATGATAGAGCGCTATAATCTCCTTTATGAAAAGATGTCCGACAGCAAGAATCCCAAAAACATGAAGATTTTTGGCGAGGCCGAAAAATATATGTTCCGTGAGATAGCGGTGGCGCATCCGGATATGGCCGAGACGTGGCTTTCCCATCTGGAAGCAGTATGCTGGGATAACTACTTGTCAGAGAGAGAGGCCGGGAATATCAACAAGAGGACTGTCAATCAAGATGGCACGAAAGGTTTTCATTGGGGATATGAGATGTTCTGCAATGCCGTAAAAAGTCTTGGGGGACAAGTGGAGGACAAGCCGCATTACAATAGTTATGCCTTGTGGGTTACAGCCAACATGATTTATTCCGACCATGCGAAAAGTATATCCGAGGATATGGGGTATAAGACACCCCAGGAAGTGCCGGCCGATAAGATGGCCCTATCTTGTTATAGAAAGGCGGTGGAGAATCTGGAGGATGAAGACGAGGGGTTTCGTATCAGGAGATACTTTAAGCACCGGATGTACGATAACTCGCCTTTGTGAACTTGAAAGAAAGATAGACATGCTGATTCGGATGGTTGGAAAGCTTGATGGGCTGCGTGGGTTCGGTTCGAATGTTCTTGCAAATGTTGTCGGGGACCTTATGATAAGGCGATGATATGAAAGATAGGATAGACATATTGCTTGAAAAGGCAGATTTCACTTGTTACAGCGATTTCTGCCTAATATTCAGGGTACTTCAATGGAATGTTTTTTAGAACGTTTTGAGAAGGTACTTCATTGGGTTATACCCTTTGCCGTATTGGGTAGGGCATTAACTCTGTGTGTCTAATTCTTTCACGCCCTCCAACGCCCTATACAGTATGTATATGGTACTCATATTGTTTTTAAACAAATCTGTGCTCCCTTCTTCTACGTATTGTGCGTAATCAAACACCAGTTCGATAAGCTCTTCCCGTAATTCTTCGGGAGATATGCAGTCTTTGAATAATTCGTCTATTGCGCTAAGGTCGTATTGCTTCTTAGCAGGTATTGTATTTCTTTCCATGATGAATATTTGTTTAGTCTTTTAGTAAAAGCCCGCCCGGAATAGGTACGGGCAGGGCTTGGCAATAGGGTTAGGCTGCTTTAGATTCTCTCACCATATTGGATATGATGTTGTATATCTTATCAAGGAAATGATTTCTCTCCGCTATTTCAAGTTTGGATTCGTCTCGTCTTGCTTTCTTGTAGTTCCGTATGGAGATATGGTATAGGTAATACAGCTGGTCATAAATCTTGTGCCATACGTCTTGCTGCCTTATATTCATGGCGGATGCGTATTTGTTTACCAGCTGCCGGATGTTGTCACGCATAGACAGCTGCGGCAATTCTTCCGAAGACATAGCCACTGACAATAAGAATTTCCCGTTTTCTTCCCGTTCTTTCTTTATTTCCGCAATCTCATTCTCTATATTCTCTATCCGTTTCTCGTATTCGAGGTTTATGTTCGCTTGCATTGCAAACATCTGTGCGGAAGAAAGATGCCGTTTCAATGCGTTTTCCATAGAGTTGAATGCTGCGATGTATTCCAATTTAAATTTTAGGGCTTTCTTACCAGTGAATCCCATTGCCAAAAGAGTGAACCCGTCTCGGTTCATTATAAATCGTCTTGCGGATTTCACCCCTCCATTGGGCTGTGGAACATCTTCTGTATATTCCACGAACATGTCCCGAACTTTTGCGTCACATTCATTATCAGCGTTTTGCAATAAATTATCTATTGCTCTTACTACATCGTTTGGCTCTTTGCCAAACTTTTCAGCAACCAAAATACTATTGGTTAACACTTGGTCATTCTGACCTTTAAAAACTAATTCATTTGCCATTTTTGTAACGTTTTATGGCATTGCAGAAAGAAGACGGTCTGCAATTAACCCGCCGTTACACATACCTAAGAGGCAGTTGGGAGGCTATTAACTCTCCACACGGGTTTGCAGACCGCTATAATATACAGCGTTAGCTTACAAACATAAAAAATGCCTGCTAATAGCAGACAACCGTCCGCCTCTTAATATGTGTAACGCTGCAAATATACCTCTAATTTCTATAACGCCAAATAAAAAACTTAATATTTTACTTTTCTACCCCATATCATCGCGTTATACAGCGAAGTAGCATACATCTTAACCTCTTCCTTGCTCTCAAGGAAATCAACCTTAGAAGCTGCTATCATAGCCTCTGCATAAATCTCTTTGTTTAAAATATTATTCTCTTTCATATTATCTGCATTTAACTTTTGTAAGTCCATACTTAGCCAATCTTAGATATATTGTCCTCACACTCACATCCAACATTTCAGCCATTCTGCGGGGTGGTATCTTTTCTTCCTTGTACAACTTGGTAATGTTTTCTTCCGAAAGTGGGTCGACAAAAGGTTTCTTCGGTTCTGTTATCCCCATCCGTTTACGTGCTTTCGCTGCATATGCTTCATTCTGTTTGTCTTTTGTGACGTAAATAACAGTGGTCTTGTTAAGGCGTAGAGGGAATAGTCTTCTTTCCACTTCCTTGTGTTGTTCGGCAAGGCTTTCTACATCCCCGTTGACCGTAGTGTCAATCTTCTTGTATTTGTCCGGGATACGGGAATGTCTGTCTCTGATTATTCTGTCTGCTTTTCTCATGACTTCTCTTCATTGTCTGAAAACACTAAATTTTGTACTTCTTCTTCCCATATATCTCCCTCATTTCCTTCAAAGTCAAGATATACCGTATCTTTAGGGCTTGGATTGTTGAAACTAGAAAGCAGCCCTATTACCTGCATGGGTATGGAAAGTCTCTCTCCTTGTGGTGACGGGAGTTTTATTCTCACCCGGTCACCGATTTTTAATTCTGTTATATCCATTATTTTATTATACTAAATTTATGATACCACTTGTCCGCATGGCTGAACCATCCTATAATAAATGATTTACCGAAGAGGGTTGCTTTGTATAGTTTACTCATATGCCTATTTCTTTTGCGTAGCGTTTCAATTCTCCAATGGAAAATAATCTCTCTTTCTCGTAAATCCCGGCTGCACTATGTTCAAGACTACATCCATTGGAATAATGCCACCCTTCAAGGAATAGCACAGCATCGCATTGAAGAAGGGCGGTAATATCCCTGCCTATATGCTCTTCATAACTCGTGTCCGGATTTGAAGACACCTCTAAGGGAGATACCGCTTCAAAACCAAGTTGTTCTATAAACTCGGAAGCGGATTTGCATCTTTTCTCAACATCTTTTATGTCATACCCGGTGATAGGCAGACTGATATATATTTTCTTTTTACTCATGTGTTTCTTTGTTCTTTAATTTATCAAGGAACTTGCTATCTCCCGAATAATCCGCACCGATAGCCTTTTTACTTTCAACAATCTGTTCCAAAAGGGTTATAGCTTCCTTTTTCACTTCTTCTACTTCATTATAACCGCAGGCTTTATCAACCAACTGCTCCATAGTCGATTTAGGCTTGGAAAGCTGTTCTTTGAGCTTGTTTAATCTCCAGTAGCAGTAATCAATTGTGGCGACGTGTTCTAAATTACTCATAGTTGCTTTTTCAATAATTCCGGGCTGTCGTAAATATTGCCTGCATATCTAATCCCGAACATATCTATCATTTGTCCTATTGGCTTATTTCCAAGATTTTGAGACAGAACTTCTAATAGCACAAAAGAACCGATTTTATCACTATACACTACTTCACATAGTACACCAGTGCATTCAACCAAATCATGCTCATATATTTCTCTATCATTGTATTTAACTCCCGTGAACTGCCCAACAGTTTCAGCCCATACGTCATCGCACCGGCAGTTTTCCGGAGAATATATCTTTGCCTTGTCTGTGAAGATAAGTCCGTTTTCGTCCCTTCCGGCAGTATAGAAAAAAGAGAGAAATCCATATATCCATTTCCCCGTATCAGTACTTTTTCCTCTGAATTTTATTTCACGTTTCATAATCAATACTTTTTTCCATGTTTGTTTTCTCTCAATTCATTGTATCTCATCTTCTGATTGATATGCCATATAAGGTCTATATTAGAAAATTGGCAATACTTAATCAACCCGGCAAGAGCGAAACATATCCTTTTTCCCAAACCTTCTACATCGTTAGTTAGTAGGAGTGTAAAACCAAAACAAACCTCTGTAAATCTGAATCCGGATTTGAGGCTCACAAATTCATCGGCAATTTCATTCGTATCAGACAAATCTATACCTCTCAATCCGGCAAGGTCAAGCAGGCGGATTACAGCATCGGCAAGTTCATCGGGAAGTGTATCTTTTACATTCTTTTCAAAGGAACACTTAAATCGCTTTTCTTCTTCCACTAATGCAGGATAGCGATTATAGTCCATTTCAAAACGTGATTTACATTTCTTTCCTAATCTTCCCTTTCTATCTGCTTCCACGGCTTCCATAAGCTCGGATATTACAAGGCAAAGGCAATGTTCGTTACTCAATTCTTCATCGTGGAAACCGTGGTCGCAAGCGGTTTTATAGGCGCGGTCGCGCAGTTCATTTAAATCCATATTTATTCTGTTTTGAGCCATACGGCAGACGTCCAACCGCCGTATGGCAATATTTATTTCTTCATTAACCCAATGCGCTCTTTCAAAGTAAGAAGGTAGTAGTGCATCTGTACTTTTTGAACCTCCATTAAAGTGACCTGATTTTCACCAGCTATTTCAACAGCATCTTTTCGGCCAAGAAACAGGGCTAACTTATTATGTTTGTCCATCAACTCATTATATTCGATATACATACGGTCAAGAGGAGTATCAGCTACCTTGTATGCCTTTTCAAATACATCTTTAGGCGACCAACTTTCATATCCATCTTCATAACGAACATGATAACCCTCATCGTCAAAATTTTCGGTTGACGGCTTTTCTCTGAGGAGATGTTTTCCCCACGCATCACCTCTTGTCATAGACTCGGCTTCAATCTGTTTTGTTCCAATATACTTTTTCATATCAATATGGATTTTACAAAGCCCGTCCAAGGCTATTTAATTTATTTCTCTTGTCGTAATTACTCATACGGGGGCATTTCCCGTCACACCGCATGTTCACATACATATTACTTGCCATACTCGATATGAATGACTTTTTGTAGCATTGTCCACTGTAGGGGCTGTAATGCTTGCAGTGTTCCTGGTATTCTTTTCTATTCATAGCTTTTACATATAAATTGTCTAAAAGGGTAAAAACGATAAAATGTGCACCTTACAAATTGGTTGTCAAACGCTTCCTTTGAATACTTGCATTTGGAACAGCATTTATTTAGAGTGCCTATATTTAATCTTATGTTATCCATTATTAACCCTCTTCACATTTAAAAGATAATTTTTCAAGTTTCTCAATCTGCTTACGAAGAGAAGCGATTTTCCTAATCTTCATTTCTTCCGCCTTTTTCAACGCTTCGGATTTATCGGTGAATGCGTTTTCCCCTATACGGAAGTAAGAACATAAACCATCAATTACATATTCTCTATCTTCAAATCTACTTCTAATAATATCCGCTTCTATCTCTTTAATGCCTGTTGTTAAAGCGTATTTTGTTATAAATACTTTTGCCATAGTTGTAATCATTTATAAGGTTAAAGTGAATTAAGAGAGGCAGCGGACACGGGGCGAACCCAATCGTCACTGTCCTGAATGTTGTCGTATCTAAAACCGTCGCCCCAACTGAGAATAAAATTGCGTTTGTTTCCTTTTCTCGTAGAACACCAATACCAGTCATCTTTCACTGGTTGTTTTCCGCAGATAGCTAAGGCTGCATTCAGCATAACCTTATGTTCATGCCCTAAGACACTCTCTTGTAGTGTAGGAATGCGCCAACTTAATCCACATAAGTCCAATGCTATGACTTTCTCAGCAATTTCGCTTCCGGATGCAGCCAATGCTTTGGTATTGCCTATTCCATCGGTATCCTTCGTGCCTTCTTCTGTGGTTGGATATATCTTTCCTGTTTGCTCTTTCTCCCAATCAAGAAGAATATGGGTATCATTATCCATATCTTCCGGATAGAAGAATAAAGCATTGCCATCATGGATAATAACTACACATTGTGCCTGTTCGTTTTCTTCATGCAGTCCCCAAAATTTAGGTTCTACAAAATTCTTATTGACGGTAAAGATAAATACACCATTACCTACATTTTCTTTTGTGTAAATTCCTTTGTTCATAATGGTTATATAAGTTTTAATACTTCTTGTATTCCGGCTTCAAGTGCTTCCTCGTAGGTATTCCACTGTCCACCATCATTAGGACCTTTTAATACCCCATCAGTTATATGAGTTCCATTATCAGCCTTGCATATATCATAGCCATAGCCGCAAGCGTTTCTAATGATGGAAATATGTAGGTCCTTGGTTTCACGTATCCATTTTTGGGCGATGGATTGTGGCGGTTGGGTACATACTTTTATCGGTAACTCACTATTTGTTCTACTGGTCGTATATTGTCTGCTATCTTCAACATTAATAGCAAGCGAATATGGCTCATTAAACCCTTTCTCTTTCAGAATCTTTGCTGTCTCCAATGTTACAAATTCTTCGGTCATGACTATTCATTTTTAAGTTCTTTCAATACCTTTTTCGCTATCTCATAGTGAGATAACTGCCAATCAGAACAAATATCATCCGCTTCATCATCGTAATGATTGGCGTATACGTATGAGTCCAATTCTTCCCTAAACTGTTCTCCGCATAATCCATTGTCATCACAATCATCGTACATTCTCAATTCATGGGCAACTTCCTTACATTCTTGATGTGTGATAAAGTCATACACGACTCCGTCATATACATTTGTCTGGCGAACATATTTTTGTCCCGGCTGTATCTTATAGCCACAAAACTCACATATATGCTCTTTCTTGGCTGTTGGATAAGTTTCTTTTAGTATTGTTGGCATGGTTATTCCTCCTTTTCTTTAAATTGTTCGATTAAATACTTAACAATCCAATTCTCTTCAATTTCTTTCTAAAATTCTTTTCATTCAAGGCTTGGTCGTAATAGCAATCAGGTTCTATAACCGTTTCAGCTTTGGTTACAGGAAGCCCATTAAAGCCAATAGCAACCTTGTGTATAATAGAAGCTCTCTTGATTTCCCCTGTTTTTCGATTAAAAGAGAACAAGATATGTCCCGGATTCTTCTTAATCCTATTGATTAATTTATATTCTGTTTGCTGCTTTTGCAGATATTCTATCTGTTCCTTAGAAAGATTATCTTTTGTTATAATAGGTACTATATCCATTTTAATTATTCCTCCTTATCTATTTTTACTTTGCCATGAATGACAAATCCATCAGCGCTAAACATCGCGCATATTTCATCAAAACCTCCGTGGCAGAAGCTATATAAAGAGCAATCCTCACAATAAAATTCATTGTTAAGTTCGCTTTTAATTATAGCTTCATGCAGCACTCCGTCTATTATTATTCCGTTCTTTACTTCCATGATTATTCTCCTTTCGTTATTTGTTTTCCTTCCTTTTTTTTGCATTCTTCACAATGCAATTTATAAGCATAAGCAAACACATTCAAAGTAATATCATCAAAATGAAAGTCCGCCTGCTTGCCTTCTACTACAACAGAAACACATAAGCTTCCATTACAAAAATTAATATATGCTTCACCACCTCCATCTCCCTGAATGGAAAGGGTTTGTGTCTGTACACTATCCATGATTCACCTCCTTCTCTGATATTCGTTTTAATGGATCAAAACTCATATTTATTCGTTGTACCCCATCTATAACGTCTCTTATATTGAAACATTGTAAACTGCCCAAAACGTTTGTCATTCTAAATACAGGATTTGCCATACAAATATCTGTAAGAGCGTCTATCAACAGTTCTTTACTTAGATGTCGCAACTGAATCTTGATTAAATTCCGTATTTCTTCATCATTCATAGTTATTCTCCTTTCCGATATATCCATTTTCAACGCACCAGCAAAGCGTCTCGTAGGCTGCATCAATAATATTTTCAGACTTTTTCGAGATAAGTTCTGTAGCATCAGATTTATAGTAATATATATCCCAATATCCACAAGACGGTTCAATGCAAATCTTATAAAAATCGGAACTTATAATTATAAGTGTCGGCAACTTGTCGAGAATGTCCTGCAAAGTGTAAGTGGAAATTATTTCCCAAAATGCACTATCTCGTTTTTGATTAATTACATCTTCATATATTTCAAGTTCCCATTTTGCATTTTTATAAGAAAGAGCGTAGCACCAACACATGCTTCCATCGCTTGTGTCCAGCCCAAGCTCCTTCAAATGCTTCATCTGTTCGACTGATAATACTTGTTTTGATTTCATAATTCCTCCTCCAATTTTTCCAAAAGTTCCTTGGATAACATTTCACAATAATAAATATTATCTATCATTGTGTCATCAGAACTTATATCTGCCTTAAACCTCTTAACAAGTACCCAGCCATACCATTTTTTGACTTGAACGTCAAAAATGTGGTCAAAAAGTCCGTATCTGTATATTCTGTATCTTTTCATTTGTCTAAGTTTTTTTTCATCCATATTAGTCCGCTTCTTTCTTGGCAACATTCACAGTAGTTATATCCTAATCGTTCATACCATTTCTCTTGCCAACTACCTTTCTTTGCCTCAAGAAATACACGGACACATCCTAATCCTTTGGCTATTTGTTCTGCACGAAGCATTAAATTGATTCCGTTTCCATTTCGTCTTTGTTTTCTTACAAACAGGGATGACAATATTATTTCACTTGGATTGTCACTGTATCTATGCAATGATATATGACCATTATCCAATATTATATTTATTATTTCATTGGGCTGCATGTCTGTATTCGGTCTCCTTTCTCTTTAATCCGTTCCAGTACATCCTTGTTGGCTTCGAGTATCTCATCGAAAGAGGGGATGGGAAACCATGCCACAGGCTCCCATAATGGAGGTATACTGCTCATTGAAGTGTAAATAGGACTGTCTTTGTATATATCATTGATATAACCGTCCATACAGAACCATACTCCATTACAGTATGTGCCATTAAATATTGCGCCATGCTTGCACATGATAATGATATTCTCATTTTCTTCTGGTAACTGTTCCTTAACGCTTATCCAAGGGTTCTTGGGGTGAGCATCTGCCCATTCTGCCCCAATGGTAAATCCAATCATTTTACCTGATGCGAAACTACTACTGTTACCATAGGGATTGGCTGCTTTTATTTCTTCTTCTCTGTTCATAAAAATGTTATTCGGTTAGTATTAAATCATCCAAATACGCCCATTCTTCAATGGCATCTTTGGAACACTCGTAATCATCACACTCTTCATCGTCCCAGCACTGCTCTGTTACATTCCAATAGCGGACACCGTAACCAGTTCCAGTGCTTAATTTCCCATATACAAGGCATGGTATCTGCGGATAATGTTCATTTTCGTATTCTCCATGAGCTTGTGGCACTTCATCTTTGGTCTTATGCCACACGCTATTAATGCGCCATTCAGCACCAGCTATATAAGCCCGTTCTGTTACATCAAGTACTGCATCGCGAGCACCGGCATCATAATTATCTTCTTCAAAGTTTATCTCAAAATCGCTTGATTCCAATATCTTTTGGAGATAGTTGTAGGCTGCTTCTTCTACTGTCTGTTTCATATCTTCTCGATTAAATTATTACCATGACATCACGCTTTCTGGCGAATATAGAATCCGTTATATAGTACGTGATGGCTTTCTCTTCCGCATCTCTCAACAATTCGTGTTTAAGAATCTTATAGTAGGAGTTGGTATGCTCTGTATAGACCATGATTTCTCTTACCCGTTTCAAATCGTCTAAAAAGGACTGAGGGTTATGTTCCTTTATTTTCTTTATATTCATTTGTTTTCCTTTCTTTTATTCCGTTCCCGATTGTCTTCCGAAACACACATTTTGCACCATGATGTCTTGATTTAGAACCATTCTTCATCCACTCCGACCTCTACCGAAAGCCAGTCCATGAGGAGGGTTATAAGGTTATAAATAGGTTTCATCTCACTAAACTTTTATTGCGTTGGCAATATTATCCGCATCCGACAGCTTTCTTACCAGCACATCAAACGCTGCTGTACACCGCTCTGTGTTCATATTGACCGTTTTCCCGATTTTCAAACAGTCGGAAGCAAGGTTCATCACCCTTGCTACATTGGAAAGCTTCAAATATTCCAACGTGAACCCGTTGAACCGTGCGTCTTTCTTCCGAAGTTCTTTAATCCTTTCGTCAAACTGGATGCAGGCGTAATCACACAATGTTCTTGCAAGTTCGAACCTTGCAATCTCTGCGGAATGGGATATGCCGTTATCGTCAAGAGCCTGCTTGAACTGCCAATACAGCATATCCACGTGCTTGTTCACTTCTTCCGTATACTTGTCGTTGCAGTCGGCGAAAAACTCGCTCCGGTCTGAACCGATAACGCTGTTTACAGTACGCTCGTATTCCTTTCTTGCCTTATCGGCATCATTCAAATACCGCTTGAATGCCTGTTTGTAATAAGGCGTTCTCTTCATCGCATGCAGACACTCGATAACCTGCCCGCAACAGATGTCGTTCGTGAGCAATATGTTGTAGGTGCACAGAACTACAAGACTCTCATATTTGCTGATTATCTGATTTGCCGTGTCGGTGGTCATTGCCTTGCCTGTTCTGCCTTGTTCATATTCTTGTTTTTGCTCTCTTTTGCAAGTTCATCAATCATGCGCTGATACTTCCTTGCCACCAACGGGCAGCGTATGCGCATTGCATTGTCACGCTGCCATTCCAATTGTTCGATTTTCTTTTCAATCTCTATGTCCATGATTATTTACCGTTTGTTTCTTATTTGGATAAACCCTCGTTTTTCGCATTCCTTTAACAGTTCCATATCTTCATCCCTTATATCGCATGGCGTCTCATGATTAACACTCATGTAATCCGATATGCCAAACTTTTTGCATATATCATAGTAAAAGCGTCTTTGCCTGCCTCTTGTCGTCCAACATATTGTAAGTCTCATATTATTGTCAAATTTATGCTTTCGCCACTACTTACGTAAACTGATACTACATACACGATTTGCCGCTCGTTTCATGGCTTCTGCATCTCCACTTTCCACAAGCTTACGTTCACGTTCAAGATACTCGACATAGGAAATTCCGTTGCTACCGCGCTCTTCTATCTCCTTTTGGCGCTGTAGTCGGTATTGCTCACGTTCGTAACGCTCAATGTCAATGCGGCGTTCCTTGATATAGTCAAGCATAGCGCTTGTAATCTTCATCGGGTCTATAGCTCCATAGAATCGTCCGTATTTCCCAGACTTAAACCGTGCAATGAAAAAGCATATCTCAGCTGCATTAAGGTAATAATACTCAGAAATAAATATCTCTGCTAACTCATTAAGCTGCTCCTTAGCAATCTTGGTAGATACCTCTGCGAAGTCATTGAGTGTACCGAATTGAATTTTCAACCATTCTAAAGGAGTTTCATCTCCATAAGTCGAAGCCAATAATCCTAATGTAGGTATAGAAAAATTCATGGCTAAATCGGAGTGAGTCGCCTTACACCTGACAATTTTGAACTGCAAATCTGGATTGTAATCAAGTATGAATTGTGCAGGGTCAGGATATTTATTCAATAACGCCCTCTGCTTCAAGTTCCTTTCTTTTTTTTGCGGCAGCTTCTCTGACTGTTGTAGCGACTGCAAGAACTGAATCACGTTTTCGCTGCTCGCTATCCTGTTGATTTTTACTAAGTCTTTCTCCATTGTAATTGCCTTCTAAAATCTTAATGAAATTTGTCGGTCTGAATATCCAGTCGAAATCACAATGCCAGTTTTGGTTATTATGCCCCAAAAGAAATGCTGATTGAGAAACGTTGTTGAAAACAGCCATAATAGCCTCTTTTCCATATTCTGCGGCTCTTACTTTTACGGCTTTCTTACGTTTTTCTGTCATTGCCGTAACTTTGGGTAACCGTCCTTCAAACATCTTGTTGAACGTATCCATAAGACCATTGTAATTTATCTTATCACTCTCATTGTTCCCTGATGGCGAGACTTCCCCTTGGGGGGAATTATAGGGGGGATATTCTTCTTCTCTTTCTACTTCTATTTTAGTCACGTATTGTTCAGTGAATGATACGGTAGTATTACGTGATTGTTCCGTGATTAATAAGTGAATATTATCTTTTATTTTGTCTATCAAGTATTTAGGTATATTCAAATCCTCGTAATTAGGTTTGTTGATTACTTGATGCCGAGTGAAATTTGGCAGATATATGAATCTTTCCCCTTTATAGGAAAGCAGACATATAAATCCGTTTATCACAAGCTCGTTCATCCATTTTTCAAACTGTTGTATTTGGATTTGGTCATACGGAAATATTTTAGACTTTAACCAGATAGAATCACCTATTACAGTCCCTGAATCATCAGAGAAATTCCAAAGACCTATATAGAGAAGCCTTGCATCCCTTGTAAGACGTCCTATTTTGGTATCATCCCAGAACTTTGGCTTAATCATTCTGTTTCGTGCCATGTTTATTCATCTTTATTTTCATGCATCTTTCAAATTGTCTATTTTTTATAATTCAACTTCCTTGATTATAAATTCTATTCTTGGATTTACTTTGTCTATAAACTTCTCTGCTACTATCTTCACGCAATTACGGTCATTCTTGATAGCTTTGCATCCTTGTAGACAATCAAGTACTGTCTTGAAACAATTGTCGAGGTCTGGGCGTTGGTTTTCATAGAATACATTCAAATAAAGTTCAAACAACCCTGCTATCATCTTGCCTCTGTACTGGTTACATTGTAGATAGAACGACTTTTCATATTCATTCAATGCCGGCTGTTTGGCAAGACTGCCATGACCGCGGATTGTTATAACTTTATAACAATTAGATTTACTCGGTATCTTGCCCCTTATTATCTGTTTATTATATATCATGTTATGGTAGTTTTAATTTTATTTCATTGATAAGTTCTTCATTGGATATACAATAGCCGGCATTAGCTATGTCGCATAAATGCCTTTTTAAATCGGTCGGATTGTTAAATTCAATAGGTTGCTCTCCAAAAGGAGTAATGGGAATTCCTTTTTTATATACCACATGCCCTCGTTTTTCTATTTCTTCAATCAAATCTTCATCAGAGGCAACGGTCATAAAATCATCGAGATAATCTTCTATATATATGTCCGTCTCGGTTGTGATTGTAATATACTCTCTTTTTTTCTTCATATATATTTGATTTTAAGTTCCACATCCACCGGCTTATCTTTCATCATGGAGAAAGCATCGAGTATCCTCTCCTTAGTCAACTGGATAGGTCGGGTCATTATTTCACTTTCTATGTTTTCCAACGGTATCTTCTTTCCGTCATAGGTAATAAGAATCGCAGAAGTTATTACGTAAGGACTCATGTCTTGTATTGTTTCTTTATCTGCCTTGCAATCTTCTTGTTCAACTTACTTAGACGCTCTGCCTGCTTGCTGTCACCTCCAATATTATGAATGTCTGACTTTCGGTCTGCGATAAGCTTCTGAATGATTGCACCTTCGGATTTGGTTACTGTAAGTTTCATTTCAAGTTTTTATTTGAATCCCCATTCTTCCATGTAGTCAATGTTTTCAGGAAATCCTTCTACCGATTTGGGACTAAGGAATATTTTCTCACTCTTCAATGGAGTGCCTCCCCAAACAGTAGCAGGGCATTCTTCATATTCTTCTTTAGAAACTTCACTTACATTAAAATGGGGTTGGAAGCCATATCCCATTACGCTTTCCCCTAAGTAAGTACCAAACTTCTTTAAAGCCCATTGAAATGCAATATCTTTATATAGGTAATGTTTAGAAAACACAGCCACATATATTTTATGAGAGAAATTTCCTGTTTCTGTTAAGTCAGGATTACATCTGATACAGAAATACTTAATACGTGAAAGTATTTCTTCAACAAACCTTTCATGCTTTTCGCAATCTTCTTTCGTTAAGAACTCTTTCCCGTCATTTGCAATGTAAATAGTCTTGGTAATTTCTTTTGTTTCCATGCTGTTTTTTATTAAAGTCCCGAAGCGTATTCTCCGGGGCACAACCATTATTTACTAACCCTTGCCATTTATGTGTGGCTCACATTTATGAGGGGCGTGACAGAATCGAACTGCCCTCCTCTACAATGCTGCGCATTACATTAGTCACACCAGCCAAACGCCCCATGTTCACCCGCCCCATCTTCGCAGACCGGACAGGCAGGTTAACAAATAGTTCCCGGATAGGCGGTCAAGCCACACCGGGATAGTTAACTGTTAGCTGAAATTAAATCACTTAACCCGAACCTTTCACGGGACTTCTGCGTGAGCAGAGGGCTTTCGATTAATTATATCAAGTCTAAAATCTTTGTCTTTGCAATAGCGTCCAGCTTCATATCTTGAAGCCCCTGTTTCATGTATTCCGCTGCCTTTTTGTTGGCATCGTCCATGTCTTTTGCCGAAAGGAGAACATAGTATTTATTCTCCTTTTCTTTTCCGTTGTCGTCTACGAAAATCTCAACAAGAGTAACCTTATAAAAGAACTCATCTTCCTGCTTTTCGTTGACAATCTCACGTATCTTGCTTCGGCTGATTGCGAAAACATCACAATCGCCATTGTACAGTTCATTGCCTTTCAATTCCACATGACCGAAAAGTTCATCATCAGTTATGTAATGTTCGGTGACTTCTTTTTCATCGCCTTTCTCGTTAACCTTGTTTACTTTAAGCTTAAATTCGTACAGCATAATTTTATATGTTTTTTTGATTATTAAATTATTTAATATCTATATGCAATAGATTTTCTCGTATACCATTCATTTTAAGCCATTTTTCAAAAAGAGATTTTGCCTTTTCCAATGTATCTATGCAATCACCATCATGCGTATAACATAGTTTATTTGAGTAATTTACATAAATATATTTATGTATACATTTGTGCGCTTTCCTGCTTAAAAGAAAAACAGAAAAAGGAGAATTATAATTCCAATGATGAGCTTCTTTCCCGGATGTATCATATCCTCTTCTTCTAAGCATTGATGATACCATTTTCTCCTTTGGACAAATTTTAGTTACAGATTTAAATCTATCTTTATAACCAAGCCTTTTAAACTGTTCGCGTCCTCTTACGCGTTCGAGTTCCATCCATTTTTCGTCTTTAGACTTTTCATGGTATCTTTTTATTGAATCTTCTTTTGTGCAAGACTTGCATTTATTTAAATGCCCGTCACCCATTTGAGAATGCCTATAAAATTCAGTTATAGGCAAAATTTTACCACACTTAAAACATCTCTTCTCTTTCATATTCTAAAATGGGAGTGAATCATCATCAACCTGCACAACAGGCGCTTCCACCGTAGCTGCGGCATTCCCGGAACCCTCAAATTCATAAGGCTTGAAATCCCCCAGGTAAACCTTTGACTTGGCTTCTGCTTCTGCCTTGTTCGCATCCTTATACTGCTTTGATAAGTATTGTTTGCAGTAATGGGTATTGCCGTATTGGCTCGGCTCTCTACGCTCATTAATATTAACGTTAAGATAGACGGCTTTTGCTTTCAGGTTCTCGTCCATACTTACATAAAGGTCGTTTTCTTCTATCGGAATGACAACGCATTTCTTATTCTTGATTGTTGCTATGCCCGCTTTTTCGAGCTTTAGCAAATTTACGCTTCCGGTTAAATTCATTTTCTATTCAATATTTGATTAATGATTTTGTTTGCTTCGGTTATCCGTCTCTCAAATTCAGCGATTACGGCATCGTCCCTTGTTATCTCTACAATGTGAATGTTGTGTTTCAAGAAAGGGCAGAAAACGGCAAAATCAGCTTTGCCCAATCCTGTACAGGACATCTCCGCTTGTACTTGGTAGAAGTATAGAGGATTTACTGATTTAAGCGTATCGTTATCCTTAACCTCATTCATATACTCCATGAACTTTTTAGGAGTTGGGCATTTTATTTCCACCACCTTTCTTAAGCCGTCTTTAATCGCTATGCGGTCGGGAGAAGCGGAGAAGCAAGGTATTGTAGGGTGCTGTATACTTTCGCACTCTTCAAGTTCGCATCTTGTGACAAGCTGGTAACGTTCGGCGGCAAAATCTTCATTTTCGTGTCCGAACTCTATAAACTTGTTGTTGATGCTTACCTGGTTTTGGTATATCTCAAACAGATAATCATCTTCAATATACTTAGGGAGTAGGTTTCTTTCTGCTGCGACTTCATATATGTATGAAAGGGCTGTCTTCCCAAACAGCTCCCCTTTCTTTCCGCTTGTCATTAAGTCCCCGATGCGACTTCCCGTAAAGTTCCCCAGGCGTTGGCGAAGCCATCCAAAACTACCCTGTTCAATCATTTTGTCTCAGTATTAAATAATTCGCCTGTATTTTCATCGACAACTTCCGCTTCCTGCAAAGCCTCTTTCATTGCATTGCGTCTGGCTTCCTCATTGTCGGGATTATCATTGTACGACACTTCGGCTTCGTCTATGTCGGTTTCTGTCAGGTTATCTTTTATAATAGCCTGGTCGAATGTTTGGGCGCGTTGCATTTCAATACTTAAGATACCAAACTTAGAAAGTAGCATTTTTAAAACTGTCTTCTTTGCCATAGAGTCAAAGTCGGTAGACCATATGCCTGTGCCGCGTTTATACGTTTGTGAAAACTTCCTTCCGTGTTTTTCGCAATCTTCCTTGCTCATATAGAGAAACTTCTCAAAACCGTTGATGAGACTGAAATAAGCCATATAGCCTACTATCTTATCAGAAGAGCGTTCTCCAAATTCATATTCTCCGGTAAATCGGTTCGACTTCTTTATCTCCCCCTCATATATCTCATTTACGTTTATTGTCTTATATTGACCGCTACGCATAGCAAGTTGAACAAAACCTCTCCAACCCATTTGAAATTGCGCTTGATTGCCGTAAGGGACAACGTAAGCAAATCCGAGATTGGGATTGATAGGTAAATCTAAAGTAGCTGCTACCACAGCGGCATTCATGATAGACTGTGGTTCTGCCTTTTGAAGCAATGTATTGCTATTGGCAACCGCTACTATCGAACTGATAAATCCCGGCGCTTTCTTTCCGAGAATTTCTTTGAAACGTGCTTTCACATTGTCATTCGCAAGCATTGATTTAAGCTGCGGGATTGTCGTTATTGTACTCATTATAAATGTTTTTTTAGTTTAACAATATCTTGATAGCCCTTGACTAAGGCAGAGATTAGTTCTTTCTTCTTCAAGTTCAGCAGGAGTGTAATCGTATTGGTTACATTCCATCTCTGCGCGCAACTCCTCAATGTCTTCCTCTATAAGCTGAATGATTTCTTCTTTTGAAGAATAGCCGTATTTGGGAAGATAGCCCAAATCGCAAGCTTTGACTTCGTTCAGCTCCTTGTACAGTTCTTCAAGTTCATTTTCCATTGTATTGTGTTTTTAAACCGCCCGTACAAGGTTAAAGGGAAGCGGTGCGCACTTCGCTTCTCTCACGGCTTTTAGTACGGTAATAGCTCTGACCTTTTCTGCGGCTGAATTTGGTTAAGTAAAATAGTACATCTTGCTGTTCCCAACTCCCAACTTCTTCACTCTGATAGTTGTAATGAACGGAAAGTCTTTTTTGGAAATCTTGCTTAGGGCTTCTTTAATAGGAGTGGAGTTTGTAAAGAACTTGCATTCCGTACCTTCATGTTTTATTTTTACTACATATCTGTCTGAACCATGCTGTGTTTTTACACCCGATTCAAAATCAAGTATTTCAATTTCACAGTTAAGAATATCGGTTATTGAAACCTGCGGAACTGGAAATATATGTCGGTCTGCATCAATTTCAATTCCTAATTCACTGAATCTTTTCATTCTTAATAATCTTTTTAATAAGGTGCTTAGAATTACAATGCTTCGCCCAACCCAGCCATGAACAGATTTCCATTTTGTAATCATGCGGGGTTATATTCTTTTTGTTTAATGCAGATACTTTACGGCAAAAGTTTTTCTTTATGGATTTCCGCATCAATGTATGCGTATGAAAAAATACGTATCCCACGAAATCTATTCCCCTGCTATCTACCGGAAAAAACTGATAGTTGCCCTTTAATTGCAGGTGCAGTTTCTCATTAAGATATGAGTTGATTTCAAGAAGAATACTGTGTAACTCTTTCTTGCTGCTGGAAAGTATCACCATGTCATCGGCATATCTGTAATAATATGGCATTCGCTTTTCTTCCTTAATCCAATGGTCGAAATAAGAAAGATATAGATTCGCAAAGAATTGGGAAAGATAGTTACCGATAGGAACACCCGGTGCTGAATCTATAATACCATCCAGAAGGGCAAGCACCTTTATGTCTTTTATTTTCTTACGTATGATACGTTTCAGTATGGAGTGGTCTATTGACGGATAATATTTGCGAATATCCATTTTCAGACAATATTTTGTTCCATCAGCATCTTTCAGGTCTTTCTTCAAATGTTTAACCACTCCATGAATGCCTTTTCCTTTGATACAGGAATAAGTGTGTGAAATGAAAATCGGTGTCCATATATCTTCAAGGATGTTCATTATAGCGTGATGCACAACACGGTCACGAAATGGTAGCCTGTATATCTCACGCTCCTTTGGGTCATGTATAATGAAAGTCGTGTATTGAGAAGTGATATAGCTTCTTTCCGACAATTCTTTGTGCAAGGAAAGTATGTTGTTATCCAAATCTTTCTCAAACTGAATAACTCCATACGTTTTTCCTTTGCCCTTTTTAGCTTTAGAATAAGCAAGATAAAGATTATCTATATCATAGATGCGATGATATAAATTCCCAAAGCGTTTCATAGCCTTTGTTTTCTAATAAGAGTTTTCGGGTTAAACCTACCAACACCGTTTGAATTGTTGTTTTCCACCAAGAGGTGAGGTTTCTGCCCTTTGAAGTTTTACAACATAGGCGAGACCTGCTACCTGCATTCGCATACGCATTATCGTAATTCGAATCGTTGAAAGCGAAAAAGGAAGGAGACAAGGGCAGACGACCTTTGTATGCTTATCCTATCTGGATGTCTTTCCAAATGTCAATAAATTGTTTTGCCGAATATTCCGCAAGTTTGCGTGTTTTATAACAAAGGCGAGACCCGCTACCCGCACACGCAGACGCAAAATCGAGATTCGAAACGATGAAAGCGAAAAAGGAAGGAGACATAATGAAATAGGGATAATACTTGTTCTCATCCGAGTTATCCCAGTCTGCTTTCCAGCCTTCATTCAGAGCTTCCGTAATAACTTCCATTTTATATAACGCAATGAAATGCCTGCGCATGTCTTTGGGTAAATCTGAAAAATCAGGGACACCTTTTCTTCCTGTTTCTTCCATTGCGTCTTCAAACGTTTTGATTCTATCCATTACGTTTTGATTGGCAAATATTTCTTTGCCGTATAGATTTTCAAGCATCTGCTTTCCTTTATTGTCCGCTTCTCTCCAAGCCTTTAAAGCGTTCTTTTTATCTACATTTAAAGTCATAATTGTAAGTTTATAGGGTTATAGAATAAATTGTTTCCACAAATCAATGAATTGCTTCCCGCAATAATTGGAAAGCTTTTCGCTTTTCAAACAAAGGCGAGACCCGCTACCCGCAAACGCACACGCAAAAACGTAACCCGAACCGTCGAAAGCGAAAAAGGAAGGAGACCCATTAGGCTTGAACCGCGGATACCAACGTTCCACGTTAGCATCGCATACATTAAGTTTCTGACCTCCATTTAGAGCTTCCGTAACGATAGCCAGCTTTTGATAAGCAATATCGTATTCCGTCAGGCCTAACTCCAATAGCTTTTTCTCATCGAGTGGTTCCCTTCCCAACTCGTGACAAGCATCAAGGTAGGTTTTCACTCTTTCTGTAACGTCTTGTGAAAAGAAATCCTCTCCAAAGGATTCTTCCAATACTGTTTTTAGTTCTTTTGAACCGCTCCGATATAGTTCACGGGCTTTTTGTTCACTTAATTGTAATGTTTTCATATAATTGTTATTAATGGGTTTCAAATAAAAACCGGACTATCTTCACAGACCGCCCGGCTACAACTAAACAAATACTTCATCTGTAGTGAAGATGTTGCGACACCCGGACTCGAACCGGGACGAGTTGTCAAGCTCCGCACATCTAAGGTTTGACATTCCTATCATAGAGTGCTACGTCTACCATTCCGCCACGTCGCAGTGTTCCCCGACCAGCACGTGGACGGGACTGTCTACATTAAAAAGCTATCATGAATTATTCACCCTTACAGGCTTTGTTCCCCTGAACCAATTCGATTGGCAACATCACGTTATTATCAGGGGATTTTCTTAATTTTGTGTCGCCAAACTAAAAATTAAGAAATATGGATTTATCAGAATTAATCAAATGCTACAATATGGAGCATAAGTCTTTGTTTACCGCTTTTGCGGTATCGTTCCCCGTCTTATTTACTGTCTTGTATCTGTACATACCCGAGTTTGCCAACTTGGAGTTTTATGAACAGGTTGTTTTCTCAGCCACTGCATCTATCATTTGCGTGTATATATCGTACCTTTTTGTTGCCGTTGCGTATATAGCGGCAAGAATTCGATATAAACCCCAATACTTATTCCTACTTTCGGGTACCGTCATCGCCTCCTCCCTTCTTATCTTCTTTCCTGCTAATTACAATCTTGGATATAGATATGTGATAAGGATTTTCTTTCTTACATATATCTTCTTTTACGGATTTATTGCATTTGGCTTCTTGATTGTCAGAGCATGCGTGAATTGCTTTGTCTATTATTTTCGTCATCAAATAGACAAAAATAATGCCGCATCCGAACCCGAGAAAGAAAACGAAGAATAGATTAATATAGTTGAAAAGCGTATCCATTGCTGTTACAATTTAGTTAACTCCCGTGGGCGTTCCGATGGTTGCCTTACTACTCTCAAACATCTATTGAGAGCCACGGGATAATTACATATTACTTCAATTTTCTGATTATATCACCGCCATAAGAATATTGAGTTAATTCTATAAACTCATGTACGGTATAAGTATCATTGTCAATGTCTATTCCCTTATTGGCACAGAATGACAGCCTTCCTTGCTTGCACGAACCGGTCAGCACATGATGCCAATGGAACAATTCTTTAGCCGATACCTTTTTAGTAAAGTCCTGAAAATGCTTTTTAAAAGCTTCCAACCTTTCCTCCTCGGTTGAATCGTCATACAATTTTTCTTGAAGCGAAGCAAAGGCCTCGTGCAATGTTTCTCCATGAGCGAATTTCCCATTCCTTTTTGCAACAAATGTCTCAGTCAATGTAAAGTCATCGTTCAGTATATATCCTTTAGCTACATTGTCATGAACATGCTTGATAATTGTAGGAATATCATCAATGATATATGCTTTGTCGCCATTGAATGTTTTAATTCCATCGCCAGAGCCATCGCCATAGCCATAGCCAGAGCCATAGCCATAGCCATAGCCAGAGCCATCGCCATAGCCAGAGCCATAGCCAGAGCCATCGCCATAGCCAGAGCCAGAGCCATAGCCAGAGCCATAGCCAGAGCCATAGCCAGAGCCATAGCCAGAGCCATCGCCATCGCCAGAGCCAGAGCCATAGCCAGAGCCATCGCCATAGCCAGAGTATATACTAAGAAACTTTCTTATCTGTTCTTCCATACGGCTACCTCCTCAATGGATTTTATCGCTTCATCTGTACAAGGAATTATTTCTATAACCCCCAAAATAGAGATTATCGGTACAACTAATGTAAATTTACAATCATTAGGTCTTTTCGTTCCCTCAACAGCTAATTGGCTGATAGATGCAGCCCCATACCAACACCACAATCTTCGGCAGTCTGTCAATGTAACCTCACTACCATTTTTTTCTTTCAATACTCCGTAAAATACGCCCGCTCTGTCTGCTCTAATAATTACTTTTTTCCCAATCATAATTCTATATATTTAAAGATTAATAAATATTGGCTCCCTTCAACGCAACAATACGTGTTTAGCTTTCAGCGTGCCCGAATTTGACGGGAAGGGAGTATATATAATAAGCGTGTACGGGCGCCTTTCATTACCACCGCATACTTTATACCGATTTAAGACTGTATCGGACGCCTATGTTGTCTTTATGACCTTTGTCTCTTGCGATACGGGTGCCCAAACCGCATACTCTCTACCGTAGGACATTTCGGTGCGAAGAGACAATTACGATAACCAAGCCTATACGGAGTCCCCGCGTTTCCGCTATCCGCAATCCTCGGTTATATTGAAATAAGTCTAAATATCAAATACTTAAACCTTATTTCACATTCAATACGTCAAAGAACTATGTATTTTGCTCCCTCTGCACGACTCGAACGTGCGACCTTCGCTAACCGGAAATTACCGGATACTAAACCTTCGAACAAGTAACCATAGCGATGCTCTGCCTGGCTGAGCTAAGAGGAAGGAGCGTTGTTCACACAACGCGGTTTTAATAGTCAAGACTGTCGTAATACTGCTTGTTACTCATATACTCGGATACTACCGCCGACCGCGAGCTGTCGTTTATCCGGCTTCTGATGAAGTCATACTTATCGGAACTCATGCCAGATAATACATCATCGTTGTATTCTACACGGCTGCTGTATATACATCCCGCCATTATTGCTATTATTAGAGCAATCCGAAGAAGCAGGGAAGTAATTCTGTTTAAGCTATAGGGTTTCATCTTTCCAAATATTTAATCAATGCCGATTTCTTAAATCGAAGAAGTCTACCGTTTTTTGTATGAGGAATATTAGATATATTGTTATACAAAGTACCAACACTACACCCAAGAATATTAGCAGCCTCTCCTACCCCAACCCATTCATCCGAACATTCAATCACTGTTTCCTCTACAATCCTTTTCACATCCTTGCGCATAAGTTTGTACAGTTCTTCTGCTAATATTCTTGCTTCTGTGCGAGTCATAACTTTTTAACGGCTGTAATTGTAATTTCCCATGTTTTCGTATTAATAGACACCTTATACCTCTCTACATCCGGTCTTGGGTCTGCTAATGCGGCTCTATAAGCAACAGCTCTCGCCGAATCGCAAGCTCTGTAATCACTTAGACGTACAGTAAGCGAAGTCCCTGGTTTAATCTTCAAAATATCTTCTCTTGTTATTTTCATATTATCTATTATATAAATTTTCTCACTTTATTTGTTTTTTCATAGAAAATAGCTATATTCGCCGACATAAAAACAAATACAAGCGGCTTTTATGGTTGCTTCTATTTTTTATGTCTTGTTGTTGTCGTTCTTTCGTTCTAACAACGACGCAAAGATACAGTAAAATACTGTATTAACAATACCAATACAGTAAATAAATGTATGTTATAAAACATGTTTTGCGTATATATTTGATTATTAAATAGATATAGAAAAGCTTCTGAAATTTAAAAACTTCATATTAGAGCTTGCTGATGAGAAACAAATGATTGATTGTTCTCTTGTTGGTAAGGAAGGTTTTCAGTATTGGAAATATGTCTTTGATGTAGTTGAATCAGATGGATATGTAACTGATAGATATAATGTATGTGGAGCTATAAGCCCGGAACTAACAGAAAAAGGAAGAATATTCTTTGACTTAGGAGGATATAGCGGAGAAAAAAAGAGAGAAACAAAAGAAAAAGCTATTGATATGGTAAAATCAATAGCCATAGAAACATTAAAGGATGTGGTCAAGCATTTTGCTGTCAGAGGAATACTCGGTAATCAAATGACTATGTAATTTGCACCATTCGCTCTTAGACAAATCAAACCGCTTATCAAGTTCTGATTGTAAAAAGCGACCAAACTCTGCTGCCCTTCTTCTTAGGTCAAGCCATTCTCTCTCATACTGAAGATAGCATTCATCTTTAATAGGTGTGCCGTCTGCTTTGAATTGAATTTTTTTATTAATCATAATTCGTTCTTTGAAATGTTGTACAATCGGTTAATTGATAATATAATTTTATGGATAAAAATTTGATTTTGATGTGCAAATCTGCTACCGAATACATTATTAGGAACAAAAGCATTTCCCAAAAGAAGTGCGAAGAATTATTTGGTAGTAGTGGTACAGTAGTTTTTGAGAAGCTAAAAAGTTTAGGAGCAGGCAAAAATATTGGATATGGAGATTTGCAAGTCACCCAAGAAGCCAAACGGCTTATTGATACTAAACACTTTGACAACCTAATAGAACAGATTGAGAGAGATGAATATGATAGGAACTTGTCAAATAAAAGCAAGAAAGCCACCATAAAATCCGTTCGTATAGCAAAAATAGCTTTGATTTTGTCTATATTTTCGATGACCGGGTGGCCGCAAATGTTTTTTAAATGGCTATGGTCTATCATTCTTAAATCCGTTTATTAGCTTATTTGCAAACTCATGAATAAAGTCTTTTGTATTTAAGAGATTTTTTTTGAACTCATCGTGAAAAACTTTTTCCCCGTTTAAAAATATATCTCTTGAATACAAATCAGAATCTTCATCTACTGACATTATAATTTCAATCTTTGTTATTTTCTTCATTGCTATATAATTTATTAATTGATATAAAACAGTAATACTTGCCCGATTTCTATAATCTGTTGCCATAACATGAGAAAGGAAATCGCCTGACGGATAAGGCTGAGATTATCCAATGTTTAACATTATAATTAACGCTTATGGCAAGAATTACTGTAAGGGTCAAAACCACAACCAGGATTAAAATCCGGCGGACTGTAATTAGGGTTCGCAGAGGTTAAGACCCAAAGGGGTGGCAGACCATTGCTGCCCCTTTAAATATTCATCGTCCTTTTCCTACTCTTGTTTTAGGGAGATTGTATTTGTTTATAATCTCCTCATACGCAGAATAGGCTAAAGAGTCAACGTGCTCGTTGTATTCATTGCCGCTGTGTCCCTTTACCCAAACAAAACATATCTCATGGAGTGATGCGGCGCAATGATGATAGAGGTTTATTAAGTCTAAGTTCTTTTTGGGTTTCTTGCAGTTCGTAAAGCTCGTTATACAATATTGAGAATCTGTATACACGGTTAATGTAGCCCCTTTTGGAACGGATTTTACGGCACTTATTATTGCAAGCATTTCCATACGGTTGTTCGTAGTGCCAACGAATCCTTTTTTGGATTCTTTTATTATTATACCGTCTTTAAGTATTATATAAGCAGACCCGCCTTCTCCATAAGGAGAAAGATTATCGCAACTACCGTCTGTATATGCTTCATATTTAAGACTTACTTTTTCCATTGTAATTATATTAATATTAAGTTTATAGTTATAATGAATATATAGTTTATAATAAGTTATATAACTTAATAAATAATAACCTGCTTTGATTTGAGGTAGGGGAATTGAGTGAATCATCCCCTTACCCGTAGAGAGTGTTTTTCTCTCTTACGGTTTTGGGGATAATTCAAGAGAATGAGCCCGTCATCTCGGCTTTTTCGTCTCGGCTCTGAATTGGGTGCTTCCAATCTCGGCTTTCAGCTTTTACAGAGTTGGTTATCTCGTAACCTGCACCTGCGCACCAGTCTGCTTATTTCAATCGACTGCCTTCTTTCGTGCATCCCCTCACGGGCTTTCACCGTGAAGCTTCGGAAGGTTGTTTTAAATCTGTTATTGGTCGAACGTATTTTCCCCGATAGCCCTCCGCAGTAGCTCGTAAAGCGGAAACAATAACCGATTGTACTTTATAAAATAAAAAATCCGTTGCTAAAGTAGAGAGGCAACGGATTTCCATATAGAAAAGCCCACGTTAGGGCGATTGTTTAATCATGCGTCTGTTGCCTCTCTACTTGCAACGGGTGCAAAGATACAGTATTTTACTGTATCTCCAAATAAATACAGTATTATTATGATGAACAGTAGGGAAATATTAGAGTTTATCACTGATAATGAGAAAGTGACCCTCTCTAAGTTATCTCAGTTGATGGGGATTAAGAGGGCACAGCCATTGTATGATATTCGTGATGGGAAAATAAAAGCCATAAGTGCTAATTATGCGGATAAAATATTATCAGTATTTCCTGAATATAGCCGGGTGTGGCTTATTACAGGAGAAGGACAACCTTTTTCTAAAAATGAGAACGAAGAAAATATTGGTGAAAGTATCATCATGGCTGCAAGTGAACGCTTTTTAGAGATTATGGAGTGCTTAAAGATTAGTCCATATTTGCTTGAAAAAGATTGTGGCGTGAAAAATGCACAAGCTAAAATATCCCATTACAAAAAAGGGGTTACTAAGGCTATATCTGGTGATATAATAGTTCAGCTTTGCGAAGCATACCCCCAAGTCAACGCCAACTACATCCTCACTGGCAAAGGACCTATGTTCATAGAAGATGAAGATAGCGGTTTGAGTCAGCAGGACACAGATTCCGTGTCTCTCTCTTACGATGAGCTGTCAAGGCTGTATGAAACAACCGTTTCAAGATACGAAAGGCTTTTTGGTAAACTGAAAAAACAGTTTAACGAGCTTGAACAGACTATTGCGAAAGCAAGAGACGAACTTGAACAAGCGCTTTTAGACGTAAAAAATGTATTGGAAGAAAAAAAGACAGCTTAAGAACAATCCCTATTTTGTAGGGGCGGTTCTTGCTTATTCTTAAAATCCGGTAACTTTTGAATGTAATATATTCATTTTATAAACCGGATGTTTATGGTGCAGTTCAGATTTATGCGTTTCAAAGTCTTTTTCCAATACGGAAATTCTTTCGTGGGCCAATTCAAGGTCCTCGGATAGTCGTAGTAATTGTTGCGTAAGAATTTTAATTTGCTTCATCATACAGGGCGCAGAAAGGTTAACTTCTTCCATGATATTACTTTGTTTATTAAAAAATGATAGTTTGTATAACATATAACATCATTGTTCAATAAATGTTTTGAATATTAATATGTTATTAAGCATGTTTTTGTGAAATAAAATTATTACTAAATATTTAATGAAAAAAAATACAGAACAAAACGAAAGGGCGATAGACAGGCTAAAGGCATTTGCTCACTATGCAAGGTATGAACTGAAAATTGTAAAAGGATATAGCTCCTTTGAAGTATACTGTAATATAGGAAATGGATATATCAGTAATTCGGATAAAAGTGGAAAAGGCAGAGGAACGATAGGAAGTGATATAATATCCCGGATTTCCGAAGCATTCCCTATGCTTAATGTTAAGTGGCTATGTTCTGGGAAAGGCAATATGATAGATGATACCTGGAAATACGAAGAACAGATTAGCAAAATAAAAAAGATACTATTGTGATACCATGCAGTAATAAACCTATATAACAATGTGATAATCAAATAAATAAGTTTTATAACACAATCCCAAGCGGATCACTTAGGAGAAATGAAAATACTCCGACAAACTAAGACAAAGCTCTTTAAACCAGTGGTTTAAGGAGCTTTTTTCTTACTCGCCTACGACAGAAAAAAGACCTCAAAAAGCCACCCTGTGAAGATTAATCGTTACTAATTCGTTACGGTTTTCCGTTACGATAAAAACCGTAACGAATTTATAGGTAAGTCGCTCATTTGTCGAATATTGGCAGTCGAAAGTCATAGCCGTTACGGAATGAACAAATTAACTTTGCAACAAGAAAGGAGTTACGGTATGAAATCGACATTCAAAACACTCTTCTATTTAAAGAAGAACGAACCGAAGAAAAACGGTCATGTAGTAATTATGGTGCGCATTACGGTGGACGGTGATCAGGTGCAATTCAGCAGCAAGCTGGACATACACCCCGACAATTGGGACACGAAAGCGGGAAGAGCCGTCATCAACAAACAGAGTGCGGACAAGAAAGAAAACCTCAGGGTATCCTCACTTAACAAGACACTGGACGAGATACGTTCGGCCATCACCATGCACTACACACGCATGATGAACGTGGACGGTTACGCACTGCCGGAAAAAATCAGGAACGCATTCCTGGGATTGGAGGAAAAGGAGAAAACGCTCATCAGCTACTTCACCCAGCACAATGAACAGTATGCAAAGAAGGTCGGCAAGACTGCCACGCAAAAGACCTATTCCCGCTACGAACTGACCAAGCAGCGGATGATAGAGTTCTTGCAGAAGGAATACAAGTTGTCGGACATTCCCGTGAAGGAAATCACCGTTACCCACATCGAGAACTTCTACCTTTATTTGCGTCAGGAATGTGAGGTAAGCAACAACACCGCCATGAAATTTGTACAACGTTTCCATACGATACTGTTGTTCGCCCAGAAAAGCGGATTGAGCTTTATCGATCCATTCGGGAATTTCAAGTTCAATTTTGACAAGACCGACAGAGGGTATCTCACGCAGGAGGAAATCGACACGATCTATTACAAGGAGTTCAAGTCAAAGCGGTTGGAACACGTGCGTGATGCTTTCATCTTCAGCTGTTATACCGGTTTGCCTTACTGTGACATCTATACGCTTTCAAGTGAGGACATAAAGATCGGTGTGGACGGCAAGAAGTGGATTATGAAAGACAGGGGTAAAACCGGAGTGGAGTCATTCATTCCCCTACTGCAAATACCGTTGGATATTCTCGCCAAATATGAGGGCAAGTTGAAAAACGGAAAACTGCTTCCGGTAATCAGTAACCAGAAGATGAATGAATATTTGGCGGAGATAGCCGCTATTTGCCAGATCAACAAGCGGATCACCTACCATCTTGCCCGGCATTCGTTTGCGACGGAAATCTGCCTTACCAAAGGCGTTCCCATTGAGAGCGTGTCCAAGATGCTCGGACACACCAACATTCAGACCACACAGATTTATGCCCGTGTGGTGGACAGAAAGTTGAGCCATGACATGAATATGCTGGATCGAAAACTTAAAAGTATGCAAAAAGGTACGACGCAAAACGCTGTATGAATAAACAAATCATTATATTGTCACACCATTTAAAAACAACGCCTTATGGAAAATAGAGGATACATCACCATCACCGGTTTGGAAAACAAGGATGAACAACCCATCGTCAGTGTAAAGATAGAGAACGGCAACGTATGGATGACCAAGCACGAACTTGCCCGTCTGTTCGGAGTGTTCGTACAGACAATAGACGCCAATGTGCGCTCCATCTTCAAATCCCGCCTGCTTTATGACGGCGACGTGACCATAACCGAGAAGCAGGACAAAAGCATCGTTACCTATTATAATCTGGAAGCGATCATATTTCTCAGTTTCCGCATCAACACCTATTGCACGAAACTGTTCCGTGAATGGGTACTCAACTCCCTGTGCGAGTACAAACGCCTGCAAGAGAAAAAGCCCGAAGTTCTTGTCGTTTTCAATCCCGGCAGCAACCGGACAACCATTTCTTATAACTGATATGCATAGAAGCCTGTAAATAGCGAGCCTTGCCCGAAAATCCGACGGGCAAGGCTTTTTTTTCTCCTGAAAATCCTATCTTTACACCAAATAACAGTGTCATGATAGAAAACCTTACCATATCCATATCCTTCAGCGAAGTAGAGGAAGCCCATGTCGGCAACTATTTCCACCTTTCCGAAATGTCCGGCGAGTTTCTGATTATCCAGAAACCCGACAATACCTTCTACTTCCTTTGTTCCAATGATTGTGACATCGTGGGCATCTGCCAATCCTTTGATTGGTATATTGTATCAAAAGACGCTTTTAATGACCGCCTGATAATCGGCATTGGTTTGTCGGATAAAGAAAGCATCAACGGAGAACTCTATCGTGTACAGGATGAAACCACGCTCATCCTTTGGCGTGACATACTCCGCTTTACTTTCGAGAGCGATTTCGTGCGCCAGTTCTTCCCGTACAATACTCACTTCAAAGGCAAGATGCGTATCGACGGAGCACTATGTTTCTATATTCACGATTATTACCCGACCAGATGCAAGGACATATCGGTATTCGACAGAAAGACGAGTAATCTGGTATTTAGATTTAAGGAAGGCCGACAAGCAGCCCTTGTCGCCAAGATCTTCTCGCTTTGTATCGCTCGGATGCCGTTCTTTAAAGAGAAAGCCGCCAACGCCGTGCTGATCCCCATACCGGCGGCAACCCGTGAACGGAACATCGCCCGTTTTGCCCGTTTTTGCAGCCTTCTCTCACATCGGCTTAAAGTTGTGGACGGTTTTCGTGCCACATGGATAAAAGAAGACCGTGAGCAGATGAAAGGAACTCACGGACAAGACAAGTTATCCAACTTGATCTTTCATCCCGATTATTTTAAAGGCCGGGACGTATTTTTAATAGATGACATTATCTCTTCCGGCGAGAATTTCACGCAAATGAAACGCAAACTGATACAACTCGGCGCAAAATCCGTTACCGGTTTGTTTTTAGGTAAAACAGTAAAATCTGAAAATCAAAAGTAATATGGCAATCAAGAAATCCCAGATCGAAAAATGGATAGTCGCCCAAAAGAAACACCGGCTATCGGATACCCATGTACAAATGGCACGTGAACTTGGACTCAACCCCGACAAACTCGGCAAGATAGACAACCACCGGCAAGAGTCGTGGAAAGCCCCCTTACCAGAATTTATAGAAGAGATCTTCTATAAACGTTTCAAAAAGGAACATCCTGATATAGTCAAGCCCCTGAAACAAATACTTAAAAAACAGGAAATAAAGGATAAAGAAAAAAAGAAGGAAAAAGAAAAACGGCGTAAAGAGCATGAACAGGAACAGATGAATAACGGAACGGATGAAGTTCTTCCATTCTAATCCTCAACCCCGATAGCGGAATAAAAACCGCATCATTATCGGTAGAAAGAACGTTCCCATTTCTCCGAAACCGGAGCGATCTTTCATCCATACAAAATCGTAGAAAAGTGTTGTACAAGCAAGCGTGATGAATCACATTGCCCGGTACAACACCTTTCTTTTTTCCGTTTTTGAAATAGGAAGGCTTTTATTATTATCTGTATATTTTTACTCTCTGATTTCCTCAAAGGCAATATCTATCGCATCATAGTAATCACCGTCATTAACGCTCAACGCAGCAACAAGGCTGTTCAATGTCCGAACTGCGTCCAAACGCTTTTCCGTATCATTTTCATCCGGATTACTCAAGACATCTATCGCACAGGTCAAATGCCCTTTCATCTCTTGCAATGTAGATAAACTCTGAATGGGAAACAGATAGAAAAGCCCATCTTCTGAAGACCGGACTATTCCTTTCAGGGGAGTCGATTGTAAATCCATAACAATAAGGTTATTATATTAAATTGACGTAACGCTGCCAGTCACAAGTCCAAAGCATCGCCAAACGCTCAATACAGAGTGAACCGACAGGTTACGTCAAAGTATAACCTATCCGGTTCATTTACCTCTGTATTTTTGAAATTGGCGATTTCTGGACTACGGTAAACGAACACATTACACGATGCTATTTGCATCGCTAACACAAAGGTAGAAATTTTTTCGTATTAATCACCGCTTTATGCATAAAGGATGTAGATACTAATTGAAAAGTGCGCCAATATTCCAGTTGAAAATTGCGCCACCAT